CCATAGGTAGATGCGGTCGTAGTGATTACCAGCACCTGTTCCAAGCTCTGTTCCTCCGACCTTACCAGAGAATAGATCATCCAGAGGAATGTGCGCATCGTATGAATCCCACGCCTCGGCTGTGGGTGGCAGCGGAAGAATCCTAGCACCTAACCCAGCGTAGATTGGCATATTGCGAGCAGGACAGTAAATGTCCACGCCCCCACCCGAAGTTTCGACTAGGTAACGAATGATTCCGGTAGCCATAATTGCGTCACCAATTGCACCAGCACGATACACGGCAGTTGTTCCACCCTCGGCTCTACCAGGATAGTACGGCTTGATTCTGTGCGGAACTGGTACGGCATCATTGAATGGCGCGTTGACCAACTCGTCTGGCAGGATGTAGCTACAACGTGGCCACAGCTTGTTATCGTCCACAATGTGGACTCCGTTAGTGTTATTGTTCCATAGTTTCATTGTGTTGCCTTTCTATTTAGTTTTTTCTACTGCGTCAATCCTTTTTCCAATCCAAGCCATACACGGCACAGCCATAGAGTTTCCAAGAGCCTTGTATCGTGGCCCATCTGGGCATTGATCCGCTGGTTTATTACGCCAAGAGATCAACGTGTGATCGTCTGGAAAGCCTTGGAGTCGCTCGCATTCTCTTGGAGAGAGCCTTCGTACTGCCATTCGATCCGCTGGATTGATGACTCCACCAGTATGATTGATGTCGGATGCTGAAGACGATATAGACTGCGACTTATCTCCGATTGTTTTGTTGTAGCAATCGACTGCAACAGCCACCTGATTATCCCCCATCTCCTTCCGCAATGTCGGAGATAGTTCTTTAACAAATCTGCTCTCGCTGCCTTCCCTCGTTGCGATACTAGGCTCAAAGGCAATCGCCTCCTGCACCAACGGCACATTCCCACCGCCTGTTCCGTACCTTGAAACACAAGACGGGGCAACATCTAGGGGTCCAGTAACTCGAGAGTCATTGGGGTGATTCTCATATAGGACTGCGTGTTTGTCGCCCTTGGTCAGGGTGGGGCAGGGATCACCTGGCTTACCCACTCCAAGCCCATTGCCCTTTCCGTCTTGCTTGTCTCCCCGCTTGCCAGAGAAGCGGGTTGCTTGGTCGTGGATGGGTATTGCAACTGCATGCGGACCTCTGGAAACCAAAGAATCCATAGTCTCGCCATGCTCAATCCGTGGCTTGTATTGTGCGTTCTGTCCTTGATTGAATGCCGCTCGGTCAATGATTACTGGAGACGCAACAAGATCGGTAGCATCCTTGTAATCCCTAGCTTTCATTGCTGATGCAGTTCCATCGTTGGCATACTCGCCAAAAGCCTGCATCCTGAATGCGTCTATTTTATCGCCGACTCCAACGCCTGCTTCAACATCGGGGGCAACTCCTTGCCTCGCTTCTCGGCTCGGCGCAGAATTCCTGCACACGCTTTCGGACTCAAATAGAACCTTTGCGGCAAGGTTCCCTTTTCCAAGATGTGCGACAACGAACACACGTCTGCGTCTTTGGGCCACTCCGAACCATTGAGCGTCCAAGACTCGGTATGCCCACTCATACCCCAACTCCCCCAACGCTCCGAGGAAGGAACCAAAATCTTTTCCTCCGTTAGATGACAAGACACCAGGGACGTTTTCCCAGACAAGCCATCGAGGTTTGAGACGTTCAGCGATTGCAAGGTATGTAAGCATAAGGTTGCCTCTTGGGTCTTTGAGTCCTTGACGCAATCCTGCGACGCTGAATGACTGGCATGGCGTTCCTCCGACCAGAATGTCAATTGATCCGCTTTGTATTTCCCATTGTTCATATTTACTCATGTCTCCTAAGTTTGGCACTTCCGGCCAATGATGCTTCAGCACCGCTGACGGAAATGGTTCTATTTCTGAAAACGCAACTGGCTCCCATCCAATAGGCTCCCAAGCCTTTGACGCTGCCTCTATGCCAGAACATACGGATAGGTACTTCATTGTTCTTCAACAATCTCCTTACAAATCAAAGCCGCTGCATCCACCATCGTAATGATCTGGATCATGTCGATGGCATGGCCATGAGAAGCGCGATCCCTCTCTACCACCAGTTTTTCTCTGGCAGAGAGAAGGATGTCGCGCCCCCACTTGAGTCTGGCTTTAGACTCTGTATCCATTACGAGCCTGACCGCATGCGAAACTTACGAGGCGATTTGTTACTCTTCCCAGCAGCAGAGAGTGCTATCGCAATCATCTGCTGGTGCGAACGAGGCTTACCACCTGCTCCGCGCTCCTTACCCTTCTTGCGGTTATCCGCTGCTAGTTCGCTCATATTCTTACTTACGTCTTTGCCTAGTGGCATACTGACCTCCTATGCTGTTTCTTCACCAACCACATCATCCCATGTGGCTTCTTCTCCATTCCAGACCTGAGATTGCGTTCGCAACCACTTAGGCTTTTCGGATTGAGTGGTGAAGCTTGATTCACGCCAAAGAATATTGTTACCTGGAACAGCCGTGATGCGTCCATTGTTAAGTGCAATGAAATGGTGTGACTTGGTTTGGCTTGGAGACATTGAGAATCCATCTCCGTAAGGCTCGGCTGTGAATAGATAGCGACCAACCTCCCAAGTCTTCTTGCTTGCGATCCAAACTCGGCAAGACAACCCCATCAGATACTCGTACTCAATTGTAGTAAAGTTCCAGCCAAAACAATCCCAGCGTTGAGCATCGTTAATGTCCCAGTCCATAATTGCAATGTCTCCGTGAGCTAGAGCGTGCAATGGCAAGCCTCGGTACAACGCACCGCACTTGAGCATCATCGTGCAACCCCAAGCTCGCCCAGGTACTGCGGTTAGGCCGAACCAGACAGCGTCCTCCAGTCCCTGCTTCTCGCCATCAGACACAAACTCCATGTCACACTTGACATAGAGGTGGCGGGGAAGATTAGCAGCGTGGGTCATCGCCAAGCAGGTCCAGTAAACCAAGCCACCAACACCCAGCGTGTACCCCAGATCGGCGCACGAGCGCGATGTTCTAGGTAAGATGGGAACCAGCAACCAGCCCCTTGCTCGCGTATGAATTGAGCGTTCTCAATGTCAGCCTTAATCTGCAACCCGCCGCCAATGTATTCGTGTGGTGCGGATAGGTTGACTACGGCTGTAAGTTTGCGATCAGAGGCCGTATATGAATCCCAGTGCCACTTAAACCTCTGGAACGGACGATAGCGAAGCACCTGCAACTGTTGGATGCCTTGGATGTCGAAACGCCATTGCTCGGCATTGATGCTTTCCGTAATCTCTTTCATCACATTGTAGATCCACTTGTGATGCTGGCTGAATGGTATCCAGCACGATGAGCAGGTGCGAGTTCGAGATACTTTCTGCGTTACGCCATCCTTGGCCAACACCGGCGCACGCTTCATGCCAATGATCTCTGCGTCTTGGCGTAGCATCTCGCACTGGCTAGGAGTCAGCACATAGCGATCTACGGATGCGGTTAATACTTTCTGTTTGAATGTCTCGATCATAGTATGTCCTTCTTTATGTACTCGATTAACTTGGCGACGATAAACACTCCAGCGCACACGATGGATACCATGACTGCAAATAGGAATGCCAGCCAGGTCATAACCCAAATCATGTCACCGATTGTTTCAAGCAATTGCATAATCATTGTCCTCCAATTTGCGTAGTAGCGTCCTATTGTCGATCCTTATTCCAGAAGCCCTGCACCACCAGGCAACTGTTCCGTTCTTAAAGTCCTTAAGTAAATTCTGTACCTCATGCATATTCTTATATTCAAGAGCATCGTTAAGAGGTACGCCGTGATGATCTCGCACAATCTTCATGCCCTCCACCATCCCTCGCTTGCGCAACATCCGAAGGTCACGGATCGCCTGCAACGCAACCTCGCCAGCCAACTGCTGAAGTCTTTCGTCGTAGTCTCCTTTGGTTAAATGCGTTGATCTCATTTGCGTTTGCGTTGTGCCTTATGCCATTTCGCATAATCGTTCCATTCCTGGCAAGCTAAATCTGCTTCTTCTTGTGAATCGAATAAATCAGTGAGTGGCGGGAATCCCTTTGGCGGCCTCGATCCCCACAGCCTCGGACCAATTACGTTTCCAGCCATCGTGTGCAGGCGGAACTTCCCGCACTCCTCGACGACCTTGATCTCGGTCATCGTCCTAGCTCGACAAGCTTTGCGTCGTCAGCTTTGATCTGCTCGGCCAGCTTTGCAAGATCACCGGACTGGCCAGCGTAATGAATAATCATTGCGTCTTTATAGCGGTCTAAGCCGTAGTGTGCCTCTACGCTGGTCATGCAGTTATAGGCTGGGTCCATTCCAGATAGCGGTATATCCCAAAAGTGTGCCTGAATATTTGCCCAGGTCTGCATCCCAAAGTGGTTTGGAACGACTCCAATTGGAGGCAACGACAATAAGCCAAGATGCTTTCTTGTCATCGCAAACACTCCGAAGTTAAAGTAATAGCTTGGCGTAATCACCGCGCCAAACTCTGCTGCCAGCCTTTTCATCCCTTCCTTGCGATCCAAGAAGTCGCCCTCGTCAAAGGCAATAAACCCTCCGTTGCCTTCCTCGGCCACGTTGGCAAAGTCATCGCAATCCTTGGCAACTAGGCAATCGCAATCGATATAGATTACTTGATCGTAATTCTTTGTTACCAAGATGTGAGCAATCATTGACTTGTTGTAATCCATCGGGTCCATTACGGATCGGTTCATCACAATGAAATCCATCTTGTTCCGCTTGGCAAAAGCGTCGATGCGAGGATGGGTTAGCTCAAGGATCTTTTCCCATTCCGTCCCGAAAGCCATGGTTACAACAGCACGTTTCATTCTTGTGGATATTTATTGTTCCCGCTGTTATCGCAGAACTTTTGAAAGCTTTCCGTATTATCATCTTCGCTTGACGATTTATCTCCGTAATTGGAATAAAGCC